GTTCTATCTTTTTTGAGGGGGAATGAGCTCCGCAACTTGTAAATCGTATGAGATAGCGCCCGACTTTTTGGAGACGGTAGAGGCGATCAACAACTTCTTTGAATGGATATTGGAGAGTTGAGGACTAGAAGGAACGATGAACCCTCAGATGGTGCAGTTTGTACTCAATACGAGCTACGGAAGGAATCCAAAGCAGGTCGTAGAAGAAACGAGTGATTTTATGTTAGATGAGAATTTATTGAGTGAGGAATAATTTTATCTTTTTATAAAAAAATGAGGGCAAGTAACGAAAGATATATATATCATCAGAGACGATTGCTCAATTATTTCTCTTCAGTGAGAGGAATGTTTAAGAGGGGGACAATAAGATTTAGGATAGAGAAAAATGAGCTACTAATTTCTTATCATCAAACAGAATTGCAATGAGGGATCTCTGCAGAGGTGCTTGTTTCCTATAAAGAGGGAAACGAGGGGAAAAGGTGAATGATCTGGGAGATTCAGGATTTTGTTATTTCTTGTTATTATGAATTTGAACGAGATAAAAGTCCGATGAAATTGAAAGATCTAGCATGCCTTTGTGGAGTTGGAGTCTCTGCACTAGGCGAGCAGATAAAAAATATCCTAGATAAACTAAATAGATTTATTTCCCAAGAAAAAAATGGAAACAAATTTTTATAAAAAGAGCCGAAGACTCAAACACTGCTATAAAATCATAGGGAAAAACAGTAAAATTTTCCCTTTTATCAAAAATAAAGCTCAGGAAGTGGTAGCAGAGAAGATTAAAGAGCTGAGAAGAAGCAATCAAGGCAAAAAAAAGCTCCAGCTCCTTATCCTCAAAGGAAGACAACTCTGAATTACGACCTACGCCTGCATCAATAATCTCGATGAAGTAATGGTCAAAAAGAATCTCAATACTGCAATCGTAGCTCATAAACTTTCCAAGCAAAGGGAAATTTTTAAGAAAGTAGAATACGCTTTTACTCAGTTCCCAAAGCAGATCAAGCTGGCAAATGGTCAGATTTTCCAAAAGCCTGAAACCAGATTCCAGACTGCATCAGAAATTTTTCTCAAGACCAATTCAGGTATTCAAGTGACCTTAGATTCTAGATCAGGAACCTTTCAGAAGGTACATATCACCGAGCTTGCTTTCCGTCCTGATGCTGAGGAGATGATCACGGGGACGCTTCCTTCTGTTCCTGACGAGGGAGGTGAGATTATCATAGAAACAACTGCAAATGGGGTGGGGAACTATTTTCATCAGCTTTGGCAAAAAAGTTTTAATAATCCTGATGCTGAACGGAAAACTCTCTTTTTGTGATGGTGGTTGGCTGATGAATATCAACTTGAGGGATTAAATGTCCATCAGGATCAAGAGCTTCAGCTTCCTAATGAATTAAAGCACCTTGAAAAGCCAATGGTTGATGGAACGATTCTTACCCAAGAACAGAAAAGACGATACTTGGCACAATATCAATCTTTAGGGAAGCAGTGCTTCCAGGAGTTCCCTTGTACCCCAGATGAAGCATTTTTGACTTCATGAGATCCGTTCTTTGATCTGGATCAAGTCAAGCAGTACGCAAGATTGCCATTTACGATAGATTCAGAATTTAAGGATCTGAGGATCTACAAGCCTGCAAACTATAAATATTGTATGTATGGAGTGGATACCGCAGCAGGGTGAGAAGATGGCGACTTTGCGAGTATCAGAGTGAGGGATCAGGATTTGAATCTTTTAGCTGCTTATTATGGAAGAATTGAGCCTGATGAACTCTGCAAAGTGATTGATCGCTTGATGAAGCTTGGATATGTCGGAGTCTTAGGAATAGAAAGCAACAACACTGGTATTGCAACTATTGCCAAATCTAAAGAGTATGTCTGGCACTCTTTACTTTTCAAGGAGAAGACCGTAGACAAAACAACCAACAGAAGCACCCACAAGCTCGGTTGGAATACCAACAGCAAGACAAGACCCCTCCTCCTTGCTGACTATAAGGCGTTATATGCCTCTGATTTGATCCCAAATATTGATGAATATCTCAGGCATGAGATGTTTACCTTTGTGTATAACGGAAAGAACAGACCTGAAGCTTCCTTGGGGAATCATGATGATGCGGTAATGTCTGATGCAATTTGCTGTTATATGAGAGATCATGCAATAATGGTTTCTCAGGATCAAGAAGATGAAGAATAACCGGAAAAAATAAAATTTTGAGTATACTGTGCGGTATATTTTTAGTCATTAATTTTGTAACGATGCCAAAGCTTAGTAATGCTTTTAGAAACTTCATCACGAGCAAAAAAAGGTATGCACTCGCTTATTCCAATGGAGAGACTGCATCAGGTTGGAGAAAAGAAGTCTTTAAGATCAAAAGCCATCTTTCCTGAGTTCCAGAGAAGGACAGGCTCTTGTATCTGACTTACAACTATTTTCGTCTTATCTCCAAAGCATATGCAGATTATGAGCTAGGAGAAGGGGTGGAAGTATTCTTTGAGAAAGAGATAACCCAAACAAAACTTCTTAAGCGAATGGATCAGTCCAATATTCAGGAACTTTTGTACAAAGCAATGATACAAAAGTCAAAAGTCTGATACTGTATTTTGAGAGTTCTCAATATCAATGGATTTCCAAAGGTGGAAAAGATCCCTATTACGAGCTATTTTTGTTCTACTGAGGGAGTAAGTGTTGGATCAAGTTTTGAGGATCTCCCGGAACACAATATTATGAGTATCTACGAGGAGCAAATCGATGGAAAAACAGAAATCTTTGTAAAAATCGATAACTACAAGAAACAAGGGGAACAGTGGCTAGGGACTTATGCAACTTATGCCTACTCTCCTAAAGGGAATTATGATAGCGGAAATATTAAATCCACCCCTATCATAGAAACTCTCAACTATCTCCCACTTTTCCTTTTCAATTCTGAGAATATCGAAGATGATATGCTCGAGGGTGAAGAGCTCAAGGATCAAAAAGGAAGTGGACTCCTAAAAATGTTTTTTGCTGAGAGCGACTATGGAGATATTATGGATATTGTGCAAGATATTAACGATCGCCAAAGTCAGATTTCTGTTGAATTTATCAAGCACTTAGGATCAAAGATTTCTCTACCTAAAAGCTATTTTGAGACAATGCAGAACCTCAAAATGGGCGATCTGATAAAAAACAAAGGCAAAGAAATCCTCAAAGAAGTGAATACTAGTATTGATAATTTTGACTATATCACGCATGGTGATGGAGAAAGCCCAGCTCAATACATCACAAAAGATGCAGGGATGCTAGAAAAGGCATTTACCAAGATAGAAAGAGATATTAGGGCTATCAGCACCTTTACAGCAATCCCCGTATATATGCTCGGACTCGAGACTGCAAGTGGAAATCGCCATGTAGGAACAGATGAGAAAGACTCTGAAGCCTTTCTCCAAAAGATCAAAAGAAGAAGATCAGTCGCTTATGCCAGCTTTCAAAAGCTTTTTGCTTATATCGCTTGGATCTTAGGAAGTGAGTACCATTTGCCTACAATCAAATACCCAAAGCTTCCCAATGGAGAATTGGAAAGTAAAGTCAGTATCGCAGCTCAGATGAAAGAGAATGGATTTTTGAGTCAGAAAAGCCTTGTGAAGTTTGTAAATAATTTTGATGATGAAGAATACGATGAGGAAAAAGCACAGATGGATAAAGAACTGACCGATGAATATGCAATCCAAGGGAAATATCCTAATTTAGATCCTAATGATGAAGAAGAATGAACATCCGAGACCTCTTAGCTGATCCTTTTTTGCCAGTAATGGCACAGATTAAGCAAGATAAGAAAAGTTTTGTAAAAGAATGGGGAATGCTGACGCTCTGTGTAGGTTTTAGTCTTTTCCTTGTGGTATTTTTGGTGAGGATGGCATGGATTTTACCTTCTGTGATCTTGTAAATGAAGTATAGCAAAGAAGATAAAAAGCTGATCTCCTCTTTTGTCCAAGCTCAAAAAGATATTGAACACTTCTATTTGCAAGCACTCAGGGAAAAGAATCTCAAGAAAGCAAAGTATTATGCAGATCAAGCAAAAGCCCTTGTTGATCTGCTTCAAGAAGAGTATCAATCGTGGGCACTAACGCGTTGATCTCAAGAATATCTCAAAGGATTTAAGCAGGTAGAACACCTCAAACGAGGGGTGCCCAAACAAACCGTGGAGCTTGGAGAAGATCAAATCATGCTTCAAGTAGGGAAATTTCACAAGCAAGCTCTCCTGGCACTCGTGCAGAGTGGGAATCGTGCAGTCTCTGCGACACTCGATGGCATGAAGAAAGATATTGTCTATGGATTGGCACTCTTTAACCAAAAAGGGAAAGAAATCTGACTCCAGCATCAGATCCAATCACAACTTGGAGCAGGAATCCTGACAGGAAAGGCTTTACACTATCAGAAATCAGATTTAGTTGCTTTTTTTCAAAAAAAAGGGCTCCAGCTCAGAGATAGAAGTGGAAGGAAACGAGATCCTCACACCTATGCGGAAATGCTCATCAGAACAGAAACAGCGAGAGCTTACAATGCAGGGATAATCAACAGAGCCTTGGAACTCTGAACAAGCAAATTTAGAATAGAAGAAAGTTGGAACTGTTGCTCAATCTGTGCCCAGTACAACGGGAAAGTAGTAGATATTAACAAAGGTGGCTACGACCTTCCTCCCTATCATCCAAACTGCAGGGGGACGATTGTTCCGGTATGGGAGGAAGGAGAAGATCGAAAAGACAATCATTTTCCAAATCAAGACATCGCAAAACACTTTGAGTGGGAAATCGGAAAAGTAAATAAAAAATACTGAGGATCTGAATCTCCAATAGGAACAATCAATGAAATTGTGATAAGAAAGTATACAAATAACGATTGATTTAGTTCTCTTAATACTCATTTAAGAGAGAATAAAACACTTAATCAAAATGATAGCTTTATCTCAAAAACTCTTGATCGTGTGATTGCTAACAATCTTGATTATAAGCAAGTAGTATATAGATGAGTTGATATTGACAAATCAAAGTTAAAAAATATAATTTCATCACTAGAATGGAAAGAATTGGGATTTGTTTCTACTTCAAAAGATGAAAAAGTAGCTAGAGTTTTTGCAAGTCAAGGAGAGCGTGAGAAAATCATTCTAAAAATACATCATAAATGAGGAATGGATATTGAAAAATATTCAAACTATCCAGAGGAACAAGAGGTACTCCTTTGAAAGAACAAAACTTTTAGGATAACATGAATACAAAAAAAATCAGACTTTACTTATCTAACTCTTATGGAAAATGGATAAAGAAACACTAATAAAAAAGATTTTCCCGAATGGTTATATTCATACTTTCGTAGGAATATCTCTCAAAAAAGATGATCCAGAGAAGTTAGCACTCTTTTTGGAAGAGGAAAAGGAATATCTCCTTTACAAAGGAAACGATGAGGATGAGATTATACAAGCATTGAAATATATACAGGAAGAGGTTGAAAAAAAATCTTCTCAAGAAGCATAATACATAATCCTAGATATAAAGGGGCCTTGCCTCTTTTTTTGTTTTTTATAAAAAAATGTCCGGAAAAAAATTTTTTTTGAGTATAATCCAAGGTGCTTTTTATATCATAAGCACAAAAACAGTATGTTTATCAATGGAAGATTTTACAGCAGATCGGTGCTTTTTGCTCCAAACGATGGAGGAGAATCAACAGGTGCTGGTGGTGCTGGAAATCCAGACAAGACTCCAGAAGGGAAAGACTCCGATCCTGACAATGGAGGTAAAGACAAAGGAGGAAATGAAACCGTTCCTTACGGGAGATTTAAGGAAGTAAACGATGAAAACAAGTCGCTCAAAGCAAGACTTGCTGAATTTGAATCAGAAAAGGCGAAAGCTGAAGCTGAAAAGAAAAAGCAAGAAGAAGCTGAGGCTCTCAAGAAAGGAGAGCACGAAAAAATCATCGCTGAAAAACAAAGTGCTCTTGATGCCTATGCAGCAAAAGAAGCTGACTGGGGAAAGAGAACTGCAAGCATCCAAGCAATGGTGGATGGTAAACTTGAGGAAATCAAAGCCAGTCATGGTGATGATATCCTTGCCAAAGTCATGTGAGGACTGTTCATTCTTATCATCTTCAAGTAAGTATTTACGTAGTGTCTTATATGTAAAGATGTAAATACCCATTGAAGCCAA